CTCTACGACCAGGGCCTGATTATGCACTCGATAGGCGACGATAAAGAACTAATGACGCTCGCAGAAGCCGCCGGCAAGCTCAGGGACAAAGGCTGTATCGTCGTCAGGCGGGATGAACACGGTATCCGCAGCATGGTCATGGACGACATCCCCGTGCAATTCCTTACCGATATTATCGAGGCCGCAGCCCAGCGGTTAAAACGCATTGAAGCGGGCAGGAAGAGGTAATTGTCATGGCAAACTTAAGCGCAATTATAGACACTGATCCGACGCTTGATGCTGTAAACAAAGAGCTTGAAATATCAGCACAACAAAAAAAACGCAAACCGCCCGCTATCCCTATATCCCTGTTGGGAGACCCCTGCGAGCGAAAACTTTGGTTGCATTTCCGCATGGCAAAAACAGAATCATTTTCTGCTGAACAGCTGCGAAGATTTGAAGATGGCTACCGTAGCGAGGACGTGGAAGCATCGCGCTTGGCTCGCGTACCTGGTATTCAACTTAGAACTATCGACCCAGTAACGGGATACCAATATTCAGTATCCGCTGCTGATGGGCACCTGCAAGGTCGCCTTGACGGTCGCGTCATAGGGCTTCTGCAAGCGCCAGCGACAGAACACGTCTGGGAAAGCAAATGCGTCAACGAAAAAAAGCAAACGGCTTTGTTGAAAGCCAAGCAGGAGCATGGCGAAAAGCAGGCGCTCCAGCATTGGGACACGCTGTATTACGCACAGGCCGTGCTATACATGCACTTGACCGATCTGACACGGCATTATTTGACCTGCACTACGCCGGGTTCGTTATGGACGATTTCAGTCCGCACCGACGCCGATAACGATCATGCAGAACGACTACTTGAGAAGGCGCAACGCATCAAAGACGCGCAAAGCCTTCCTACCGGTATCAGCGATAACCCCGCCTGGTATCAGTGCAAAACCTGCCAGTTCAGCGGACTATGCCATCAAAAACAGGTGGCCGACGTTAATTGCCGGACTTGCTGCCATGCCACGGCAATTGCCGATGGCGAATGGCATTGTGCGAAATTTAACGGAATTGTTCCAAAGAACTTCCAGATGACCGGCTGCGATCAGCATTTGTTTTTACCCAGCCTGATCCCGTATGCCAAAACGATTGACGCCAATCAAGATGAAAACTGGATTGAGTACCAAACGGTTGACGGCGTAGTGTTCAGGAACGGCAAACAAAAACCGGCCTATACCAGTCGAGAGCTGAGCGCTGCCGCCAACTATCGAGCTGTTGGCGAAAGCAATGTTGAGCAACTGCGCAGCCAATTTGACGCCACCCTAATTTAGTGATAAATCCAATGACTCTACAACTAAACGACCAACAGCAATCCGCTATAAGCCGGATGAGTCAATTCATCGAAGCAGGCGACGAACAATTCTTTACCTTGGTCGGCCCGGCCGGCACCGGCAAAACAACGACCATCCAGCACTTGATTAAATCATTGCCGGCAGACACCAAAATTTGCTTTACCGCACCCACGAATAAAGCCGTCAGGGTGTTGTACAAAATGACGTTGAACAATGGCATTGATGTGCCGTGCTTAACTATCTTCTCGCTGCTTGGCCTACGTGTGACTATGCAAAAAGACAAAGAAGTCATTAAAGGCGGCGGTAAAAATAACCTGGATAAATACGACGTGGTGGTGATTGACGAAGCATCAATGGTCAATACTGAATTGCTGGGCTACATCCACCGCGCCGTGAACGCCTGCGATACCGTGATTATCTTCATGGGCGACAAGTGCCAGTTGCCACCTGTCGGCGAGGCAGATTCAGCCGTGTTTGCCATCAACAACCGCGCCGAGCTGACCAAAGTGATGCGCCAGCGCAGTGAGAACCCGGTGCTTGGACTATGCACGGACATCCGCCACGGCATAGAAGATGGTTCGCTTACCCTTCCTAATGTGCGCCCCCTGCAAAATGACGCCGGGGATATGGGCGTCCATGTCATGAGCGGACAAATATTCATGCAATGGATGCCTAGCGCGTTTAGCACTGAAAACTTCGATAAAAATTACGACCGGTTCCGCGTGGTCGCTTGGCGCAATAAACGCGTGGACGCTTACAACAAACAAATTCAAGCTTTGCGCTATCCCGGATTGACAACGCCTTTTGCCCCAGGTGAGCCGGTTATTTTTTCAAGCCCGCTGCACCGGCTTTCAACGCGCGCCGATTACGATTTTAACGAATCTGTTTTTGCAGGCTGGGACGACATCATTTGTTCAACGGAATCTGAAGGCGTTATAGCAGGAATTACCCAGGCAGAACCGTTTGATGCTTGGATAGAGGGCGAACAGTTTTACTTAACACGCTATGTCATCACTTGCGACATGCTGTCAGGAGAAGAGCCAACGGTTTCATGCGTCGTGACGGCAGAAAAAGACCGCTTAAAGCAAATGCTAGACAAAATTGCCCGTAGCGCAGCCGGTAGCGGAACTCACACTTGGTTCCAGTTCTGGTTGCTTAATAAATATTTTGCCGATGTGCGACCGGCTTACGCTATGACCTCGCATAAGAGCCAGGGCAGCACCTTTGAGAATGTCTTTGTCGATGCCGAGGATATATTGGCCAACCCAAATCGTGAAGAGGCGTTGCGCTGCTTGTATGTGGCTGTTTCGCGGGCTTCTCATAATGTTATTGTGAATATTTAATCATGACTTACAAACTACGCCCTTATCAAGAACAAGTCATCACTGACCTGTTCACCTGGTTTGGCAATAACCCGACCGGAAACCCTATCATCAACGCCTGTGTTGGATGTCATGCCGAAGGACAGATGATTTTAATGGCAGATGGATTATTTAAGGCTGTTGAAGATATTAAAATTGGAGACAAACTTATGGGTGATGATGATTTAGATAGGGAAGTTTTAGAGCTAAAGCACGGAACTGGACAAATGTTTGAGGTAATCCCTGTAAAAGGCAAGCCATTTATTGTAAACGGAGATCATATTTTAAGTGTTTATTGTACTCCCCTGGTGAAAGGTGATATTCCAAAATATTTAGATATTTCAGTATATGATTTTTTGAGTAAGCCAATAAGATTTCAGTTAAATTCAAAATTATACAGAACTAAGGTTAATTTATTTTGGAACAATAATATAGAAATACCACCTTATATGTTGGGAATATTTTTGGGAGATGGAAGCTGTATAGAAACAAAAAAAGGAATATATACCACGCCAAATATATGTACTCCAGATAATGAAATTGTTGATTATATTATTAAATATGCTGAATCAATTAGCATGATGGTTTCAGTTAGCGAAAAAAAATATAATCCCGCCTGTACCTACAAAATAAGAAATATTAAACGAAATAGGTCTATTAGAAATAAATTCTCTTTAATGATTGAAAATGCTGGACTTATAGGTTGCACAGCAAAAAATAAATTTATTCCACTGAAATACAAAACTTCATCTTTTAAAGATCGCTTAGAAATATTAGCTGGATTATTAGATACAGATGGAAGCTTATCAAGAGGTGGATTTGATTTTATATCAAAATCTGAGCAATTATCTAATGATGTAGCATTTATTTGCAGAAGTGTTGGACTAGCTGCTTATGTGTCAACTTGCTATAAAAAATGTCAAACGACAAGTGGAGAATATTACAGAGTAAGTATAAGTGGTGATTGCTCAATCATACCAAATAAGGTTGAAAGAAAAAAAGCTCAACCACGAAAACAAATTAAGAATATTTTGGTGACTGGATTTGAAATAAAACCTATTGGATTTAGCAATTACTATGGCTTTACTCTGGATGGTAATCATCGATATTTACTTGATGATTTTACAGTAACTCATAATAGTGGGAAATCAATCATTATCGCCGAACTATGCCTCCGAGTTATTACCCAATGGCCGAATCAACGCATATTAATGGTGGTGGAAAGTCGGGAGCTGGTCAAACAAAACTACGACAAGTTGAAAGCTATCTACCCGACAGCTAAGGCCGGGCTGTATTCGGCCAGTCTTGGGCGTAAAGACCCGCACGCACAAATAGTTTTTGCCACCATTGGCAGCATTCATAACAAAGCCATGCATACCGGCGCATTCAACCTGTGCCTATGCGACGAAGCACATAACATAAACCGCAAGGAAACCGGCGTCTATCGCAACATGATTACCGATTATACCCGTTTGAATCCGCGTTTCCGTGTCGTTGGATTTACCGGCACCCCCTTCCGTGGCAACGGCGTACTGTTGACCGAAGGCGACGAGGCATTATTCACCGACATCGCCGCGACCGTATCTATTCGTGAACTGATTGATCAAGGCTTTCTTGCACCTCTTGTGCTCAGAGAAACGGTAACCAAGACAGACATCACAGGCGTCCAAATCAACAAGGCAACCGGTGACTACAATGTGTCTCAACTATCAAAGGCCATAGACAGGACTGAAATCACCAAAGCCGCCGTCAGTGAAATTATAGCCGCCGGCCAAGATCGAAAAGCCTGGTTAATTTTTGGCGTGGATGTACAGCACTGTCAGCACATCCACGAAGAATTGAAGGCGCAAGGCATTGCAGCCGGCATTGTCCACGGCAAAACGCCAACGGCTGAACGTGATCGGATTTTTATCAATTTCAAGGCAGGCCGATTGCGCGCCCTGGTTAATTGCATGATGGCCACCACGGGATTTGACTATCCTGGCATTGATTTGATTGGGTTGATCCGCAACACACGCAGCACAGTGCTGTACACGCAGATCGGTGGGCGCGGCTTAAGAACGGCATCGGGAAAACAAAATTGTTTATGGCTTGATTTCACGGACACGACATCGACGCTTGGGCCAATTGACCAAATCAAAGGCCGTAAAGAGCCAAAAAAACAGGATAGGACAACAGGCTCGACCTTACGTGTCTGCCCAGTGTGCCAACTGCTATCGTCGCCAACAATAAGTTATTGCCAATGTGGTTATGAATTCCCTGTCAATCACCAAGAGACTATCAGGGCGGCCATTAGCGACGCCCCTATCATGTCAGGTGGAAAGCTATTGAATAACTTGGTAGAAGTGAATCGAGTTTTTTATACCATTCACCGTAAACAGTTTGCTGCTGAAAGCTTGTGTGTCAATTATCAGCCGTTAGATATGAGGGAAAAATCTATTAAAGAGTGGGTATGCTTTGATCATACAGGATACCCACGACGCAAGGCAGAAAATTGGTGGGTAAAAATGGGTGGTCAGCTACCCTATCCAAAAAATTCAGATGAAGCTAATAAGAGAACATTCGAGCTAAAACAGCCAGCTTATATCAGTGTCCAAAAAAACGGACAATATTTTGAGGTAATAGATCATGTATTTAACGCCAGTCAAGAAACAGCAAATGATTCAGGATATAAAAAACTACCTGAATTTGTTGGAAGCAACGCCAGCAGTTATGCATTGTGAAATCTGCGACAATTTTAGCAGCGGAATATGCTCAGAATTTAACGCTAAAATTCCTGAAGATTTTTATGATAAAGACTGTAATAAATTTATAGCTGAAGACGATATACCGTTTTGAGCATTTAAGAGGGCAGGTAATGAAAATACTCATGGACAAAAGCGAGACCAGCGGAGCTGTTTCGCTTAGCGAAAGCACAATAGCGCGGATGGTTGCTGATGGAAATTTTCCTAAACCAGTTCGCATTGGCTCCAGGGTATTATGGAGGGCAGATGATATAAAGGATTGGGCTGAAAAACTACCGCAAGCCCCAATTAAAAAAGAAACTCGCGGACGTAAAAGATTGGCTGTTTAGGATTATTACGATTTAACGAGTAGAAGAGAATGAAAGTAGAAAAAAACATCACATGAACTTACTCTAGAATACCTGGCTCAAGCTCTTTCCGATAGCCAACCTAGAGAATTTGCAGCCTTCTGGTTTGCGTTCAACGAAGCGTGCAAACCAGAAAAGTTGGATTCGTTTGCACAGGCAATGGCACCAGAACTCGGCTCTAATAGGAAAAAGACGCTAAAAGAACTGAATATACTGGTCGAATACCATGAGTTGAGGCTGTCCAATGGTGATTAGCGGGTATAAGGAATTAATTAACAGCCATCATGGCGGAAATTTACTACGGAGACACAGAAATGCCAACACTGAGATTCGAAGGATACAGCGACGACACTTTCGGAGAAGTGCTGCATACGAAAGACAACTATGACAATTGCGCCAGCGGGAAGCCAATTGAGTACCTCGTGAGCGACCCGGCGACAGGGCTTGGAATCGTGGTCACTGGTCAGCACTGCCCAGGAAACAGCGGGAGCTGGCTGATCGGCGTGGCGAACTACGACCCAGATTACAGAGACCGCGATTTCCCGCGCTGGCCGATGCGGATTGAAGCACAGGACTACCGAAATGGGTTCCAGCCTTCGCTGGTGATCGAGGCACCGGAAGGCGTGACGCTGAAGTGCTTGCAGCAGTATGACGAAAATGATGTCTAAAGCAGAATTAACGCGCTCGCTTTGGGGCGGTTCGCTTGGAACTACTTGTAATGAGTATAAGTGAAACTTTAGGCGCAAGAGAATTGACGATGCACAACTTCGATACTTTTTGAGTGCCACCCTCGGCGGCGAAACAATCGAGCGGGAAGTGACGCTCGAAGAATTTTGTAAAGCAGAGCGCGCAGCAGGGTTTAGGCCAAAGCTGTGGAGTAGCGCCCCGGCATGGAACCCGCACCCGTCAGACCAGCGGTTTTTTTGTGCCCGCCATTTTTCAGTTACTCGAAAATTTCGAGTAACTCATCATCACCACGCGGCCTAAAAATACCGTGAGCCTTGGTGGGTTAGACGTTATGACACGAAAACAGGAAATTATCGATGCATTTTACAAACAGCACGGCCAGTGCTGTGCAGGGTGCGACTGGTGGCGATGGTATAACTCCGCTGTAGGTGAGTGCATAAGAACTGCGCCAGTATGTGGTGCCGAACGTTTTGCGATGATCGGCATGGCTGGCTCAAGCCTTGCGCCTGATGCCGGGCACATCATGACGCTCCGTGATCATGTTTGCGGCGAGTTCCGAGATATTGACAACCCGACGCATAACGCCATGTTAAGCGGCAAGCCGCCACGCACTGAAATTTAAACAACCAAAACGCTCACCGGGCGCAACGTCCTTTTGAGCAACTTGTTAGGCTTGCAATTTGCCTGTGGTTGGGTTACGCTTTGTTTCGGAGCCTCAGAACCTCCTCATAAGCGGAACCCGCACCCGATAGACATGCGGTTTTTTTGTGCCTGCCATTTTTCAATCATTTTCCTGATGTCGGGAAGATGGTCACGATCAATGTCGGGAGTAGGCTAATACAAGACCCGCAAGGGAAATAGGCCTGGCTGCCTTATGACAGTTCTGAACTCCTGACACCCATTATTTGATTCAGAAAATCATAGGAGACAGCAATGTCAAACATATCCGCTTTAAACCCAGTTAAAACGATGCTATCCACTGAGATAGTCAAGATCATCAATGAAATGCGTGAAGAAGGAGCGGCAGAGTTAGCGCATTCCGACTTTATGAAAAAAGTTGTTAAAGTTCTTGGTGTTGAAGTAGCGGGAAATTTTTCCGGCTACTATATCGCCACCAACGGCAAGAAAAACCCCTGCTACAACCTCCCCAAACGCGAAGCCCAACTCATGGTGATGAGCGAATCGTACAAAGTCCAAGCCGCTGTCTATGACCGCATGGTGGAGCTGGAAGAGAAACAACCCACATTAAACCCAGCCAACCTGACCCGTCTGCAACTGCTGGAAATGGCGATGCAGTCCGAACAGGAACGGTTATTGCTGGAAGCCACCGTAAAAACCATCCAGCCCAAGGCCGACGCGCTGGACAGGATAGCCACCGGCTCAGACGGTTCGTTCAATATCACTAACACAGCTAAGACCCTGCAAATGCGCCCGAAAGACCTGTTTGCGTGGCTGTCGGCCAACCATTGGATTTACCGACGCGCGGGCGGTAAAGGCTGGGTGGCTTATCAAGACCGCATCCAAAGCAGCTTGCTGGAACACAAGATAACCACGGTCGAGCGCAGCGATGGCACGGAAAAAGTGGTGGAACAGGTGCTGGTCACGCCGAAAGGCTTGGCGAAGCTGTCATCGGTTATGACCGAAAAGGCCGCGCCACCGCGCAACGGCTTGGTATTGTTGCAAGGGGCGCAGGCATGAACGCCTTCAATCCAGACTTTAGCCACCGCCTGAACGCCCTAAGCCACAACTGCGAAGACTTCACGGCTGCCGATTTGACCGACACCATCTTGTTGATGTGCCAACGCGCAGCGGCGATCATTGACGTGGTGGCCTTGCAGTTTGAAGGCGAGGTTGGCAGGATGAACGATGTCATTAACTCAGCGGCACTGATGGCAGCGGTCAATGAAATACACGACATCGAGGCGATAACAACGGCTTTTCATGAGAAGAAAGAACGGAAAGCCGCCGTTTAAACAACCGGCCCCGCTGCTTCGGTGGCGGGGCCTAACGTGTTGGTAAGGGGCTGGCCGATGCGAAAAGCGACAGAAAGCCCTGGTGATTAATAAACCTTAATTTTCAAAACCGCCCCCGGTCGGCCAGTCCCTTTGACCGACGTGTTAGACCAAGTTATACAAGCCAAGCCAAACGACCACCGGACTAAAAAGCTGAAGTGTTGC